CTGTTGTCAATTAGTAAAACTACTTTATTCCCAAAGATAATTTTTCCACAATTCGGATACTTGATTTTTACCAACTGAGCGTAATATATTATACTTTGGTTTTTCAGGTCTACAAATTAATTTCATATTTGCCTGCTCCGGAGTTCTATTTCCTTTTTTCTGATTACATTTTTTACAAGCAGCCACTAAATTGTCCCAAGTATTTTTACCACCCTTGCTTTTTGGTATAATGTGATCAAGAGTTAACTTTTCTGTAGGTAATTCTATACTACAATATTGGCACTGATTATTATCTCTAAGTATGATCTCGCGGCGATGAGCAGAAACAACTTTAAAATGATATTTTACAAATCTTTTAAGGACTATTACAGCGGGTAATGTAAAACTATCACTTACAGATTTAATTTCTTTCTTGTAATTTTCTATTGCTTGTGCTTTTCCGATTAGACACAGAACTAATGCTTCCACAGCGTCTACAATCTCTATAGGTCTATAAGAAATATCAAGTTTTAATGTTTTAGCATTATTATTTAGCGTTGTAGGGCCCATATTTTAACTAGTAATTATATAACTCACTTTATGGAGTCGTCCAAATTATATTTTTAAATTTTTCAGGTTCAAGACCAAAATAATTAGTTTTCCATTCAGACTGCTCAAAAAAGTCTAGATTAATCCATTCACTTCTAAGCTGCCAAAGTTTTTCTGCTTCTTGATCCCAATTTTTACTAACAACAAAAGATTCAATTTCTTCTTTTTTTTGTTGAACTGTGTTGTAATCAAAGTTATCCCACTCGTAATGAAACACCTCAAATACACGTCCAGAGCGATCGACATAATCTATACTAACGTCTATTCCCCATTTTGGTTTCATATTAATAACTTTCCATAGCATTGGATTAGCACCGGAGTGTTCTATTAGTTGCTCTCGGGCATCTCCTGAAAATGCTTTTCGCTCAAACAATTCACAGTGATTAAAGTGTGCACCGGTATTTTTATTCCACGTCATCCAAGGCTTATGTATTAGCCAGTCGTTTCTACGTAAATTTATATTATAGTCCGATACACTTGCATAAGCGCGCTCTACTGCTGTTAGATGATAACCATTCTGATCGAATAAAGCGGTGCAATCAGTGTCAAACAAAATATTAGTTTCTAATAATTGTTGCTTCCAAAATCCTTCTTTATCAAATGAAGATTTTAAAATTTTTATCTGCTTCATCTTCCCGAATGTTTATTACCAAAGTTATTTTTTTGTTCTTCTTCAGAACCACGATGTTTCCTGAATCTATCAACAAGATCACTTGACGCATCTGCTTTGTAATCACCGCCAATACCCCATAATAATTCAACACCAAGTTCTTCGCATACATTTTGTTCAGGTGTATTTGTTCTACCTCTGTCTCCTCCATTAGCAAAGTATGTTGGTTTCAGTCGTCTAATAGCTTCACACACAGTGCCGTCATTATCATCAACAGAATCAACCAGTACCACACCTTTAAGAGCGTTTAATATTTCGGCGCGTCGTTCCCATTCCATAAAAACAAATCCTTTCTTCCTGTGCAGCCAAGCGTCTGTATTGGCAATCACAATTACATCCCCATATTGTGAGGCCTCTAAGATCATCCTAATATGACCAACGTGGACAGGATCAAAACCTCCTGAAACCATTACTGTTGCTCTCTTTTCATCATCTTCTACCATTATATATTCTCCTTAAAAAACAAATCTTGTTGTTTGACTTTTTTAAACTCACCACTTTCTAAAAAACAAATTTCATAATCATAAAGCTCATTTTTATCTTGGTATATTTGTATTATAACAGCTTTTTTAGAAATGTTTTTCAAAATTTCTGATTTTACACTGTCATTATTTTTAAAAGGCTGATAATAAACCACATCATCAATCTTAAATTTTTTCACATTCATACTCATTGTTTTCAATATCGCAGTGTATCAGTAAATATACAGGAACTGTTTCAATTTTTTCACTTTTTAACCAATAAACCTTAGCAATATTATGAGTGTATGTTATTGATGGTCTAGATTTGTGTTGGTATATTTTTAAAACAATGCCCATTCGTGGCTTCATAGGTGTATTAAAATAGGCAATATAGTTAACTTCTTGCACCATATCACCTACATTAATATCATTTATTTTAGTACTCACAATAAATTAATTATTGTTTTCTTTAAAACCTTTATGTCTTAAATTTTGAAATATTCTTTTTTCACACACAACTCTTTCTACTTCTTCAGTTTCTAGATCATAAACTTCTTTTATATCCCAAAGTGATTTTTCTATCCCATCATTTGTGATTCTTGGGATTAATTCTTCTTTTTGATAAAAATTAAATTTTTTCTTTATAAATTCAAACATACTACTTCCTCTTATATAAATAGTATGAACCTAAAATGGTGGAGATGGCGGGAGTTGAACCCGCGTCCAAAATAATTCCAATTGTAGTCATTCACAAGCTTATTCAGTTTCTATATCATAAACTGACAAAGATAGATGGTTTTAAAATATCGCTTACCATCCTGTTACGATAAGTTTTTTGATTTTTGCAACTTGTCTGTTGTTTTGATTAGATTGGATAGAAGGCTCTAATCGGCCTCCCTACTAAGCGGCTAAGCGCTGTTCGAAGTGGTTGTTGTTATTTGCAACTATTGTTTTTGAACTGTTGAGGTCGTATCTAACCTGCTTGCACTATTCCTCTTCGTTACCCTGTCGAATCCACATCATCCCCGTGTATTTTTTATAATCACACCCAATGGAGCATAGTTGACACCATCAAGCCAAATTCTAATTTCTTTATTTACTTTCTTTTTTTCACAAAATGTATAACCGATACTCTTTTTGGCAGCTTTTAAAGCAGCATTTTCGGAACTATGCTTACTTAATAATTCACCTTGAATATAGTTACCATCATATTTATACACTTTCCACATTATTGTAATCCATCAATTGTTTGTTTTATTATATTCTCATTAAATCCTACTTTAGCATCTCTGATTACCAAGTCTTTGTCTAAAAAAATATAGATTGGAAACCCAGCTATTAAATATCCTGTAATTCCTGCAGGATCAACAACATACTCACGACTAGCTTGTAAAATAGGAACTGTAGTAATACTATGGCTTTCAACCCAATTTGCTATCTCAGCTTCTGTTGGTGCTAGTCCGTGTGTAAACCCATCAACCAACAAAGTAGCAAACTCTACTTCACCTTTGTAATGATCATAGATACCTTGACTATACATTCCGGCTGATTGACAGGGGCCACACCAACTAGTTGAAAAGTTTAAAACTACGACTTTACCGCGGTGATCATACAACTCCCATATGGAACCAAACTGATCATATAAGAATATATTACAAACGTTTGAGCCTAAGCTTTTCTGATCGCAATCTGGTGCTTCATTAACACCAAATTCTTCTGGCACAACAACAGTTGCAGATTCTGTATCTGTTGATTTAGTGGTTTTTAGTTCTGCTGGACCACAGGCCAGCAAGCTGATGAGTAGACTAATCATTATTAAAGTAATCCCTTGTATTATAGTTTTTAAGATGTTTCATATACTCTGCATACGTAATACCTAAAAACCTAGCTGCATCTTTTTTAGATTTTGCAACTGACAGAGTGTATTTTAACAAACTATCTCTAACAATGTAAGATGTTCGTCTCCATATGTCAAATCCATATAATCGATTATTTATATTTTTAGATGCTAATTCAAGTTTAATAGCTATTAAATCTTCTAATTTTAAATTGTTAATACAAACTAATAACTGATCATTAATTATATTTTGATTTTTTAATTTAGTGATAGTTGATATGTTTGATAATTTATTATTATTCATTTAGTATATGTGATTATCACAGTGATAGTCAAGAGTGATTGTCACAAACAAAGTGTAACGTTAAATTTAAATCTTGTCAAGTATATTTTTAAAAAAAATTAAATATCAAGTTCAAGAGGCTGGTTTTCATCCGGCAATTCACCGGGCTCCTGCGTTTGAACATCTTTATCTTTTTGTGCCATGTCATACGCTTTATTGGTTGGTTCAGGCACTTCCGGCGAAAGTTCCTCTTCAAATTTATTAAAATACATTTTAAGGTTTGCGATCAGATAATCATAAAACAATTCTTGATCTTCGGGATCAGACAACAATTCGTATGAATCAATTACGTTTGTTTCTATTTTTTTGTATGATTCATATGCCATATTGCGCCCTGTTTCGTCACCATCGATACCTTTTCCGAACGTATCTTTCGGATCCTTTTCCTTTTCCGCATCATCTGCTGATCTCTCGGCAGGTGTGCGAATATCGATAAACTTATCATCATTAGTAGTACCACCAACATCAATATCAATAACCTCTTCTAAATCGTCTTCTTCATCACCGGCTTCATTATTCATAATTGCAGGAGTCAATGAGTTTTCAACCGCATTTATAATATGAGCCCTGTATGAACTTCTTTGATTTTCATTAGTAGTAAGTGACTTATAATCTTCTTCTAGAATAGGAATAATCTTTTTTAAAAGCTGCTCTAGAACATTAATGCCAGTAGATTTGTTTGGAGTTGGATCTACATCTGGAGTGCTTTCTTCAATCTTCATAAATTCACGAATTATCTGACGCAATTTATCTTCTTGTTCATTTACAATATTTTGACGTTTCTGCTTGACAGCACGAATCGCAAGTCTTATACTTTCTCTGAGAGTTTTCTCTTCATTTGGGTTCATTGGGTAATGCCTCTTTTCATAATTAGTTCGATAACTTCATCAATCAAACTTAAATCCATATATTCATTTGTTTTCTTTTTCTTTTTGGGTCTTCTAACCGACCCATATCCCAAAGGGGCTGAGTATCCCCCTATGCCGGCTGTTGATA